ATTTTTGTTTTTCATACCAGAAAACGGCAAAGGTATTGCAGCCTGATGTTTTGAATAATAAACATCAAGCTGCGCGTTAGTTAGTTTTGAGAAATATTCAACAGGCATATCAACCCCCAAAAAACGCGGCCACAAGTGGGTCGCGTTTCACAACCCGTCTTTTCTGCCTACGTCTGGCAGCGTCAAAGTCTTTGTCATCGGCACTCATTTTCTCGCGGTATTTTTTAATGCGCTCAGACCCTGGCACTGGCCCAGGCGCTATGGCATCTTCACCCTCACCCCAAGACCACAGAGGCCGCCACTGGCCATTGGCATGGACCTTGGTGTGTCCTGAGATGTGGACCAGATCATGGCGGTGCAAGTCAAACAGGATTCGCGCTGCACTTCTCCTGGCACAAAAGCACAGCTTGGCCAAGTCCACATCAGACAGATTGCTTTTCTTTTGTAGTGCCGCCTCGATGGCAGGCTCTACACGGGGTTTTAAGCCTCTGGCCATGTGCTGGTCTCCATTCGGGCTTTCAAGCGCTCCAGCATCGTTTTGACCACGAATGCACGGGCTTTTACTTCAGCCGGAATGGCGTGACCATAGACTTCTGGAGAAAGAAGGTCATTGACCAGATCGAGGCAGGCATCGATGGCTGGTGGGAGGTCATTTGTCATGGAATTTTTCCAGCGCAGTCACTTCAATGTGGTCCACCAGGCTTTGCAGAATCATGTGGGCAATGTCCACATCAGTGCCAGCGATGTATGCGTTATTGAGCATCATGCCCTCTTCAAGATCAGGCTCATAAGGTGCGCCATAAGAATCGGTCGATCCTTTTTCGGCTGGACTGTATTCAAGGAAGCAGACCAAGTCGACCCCCTCAATTTCACAGTCAAACTGGTACAAATCTTTGGGGCAGGCTGGTGTCGGTTTCATGATGTTTTCCTACATTGTTTGTTACAGGCTGGATTGTGTTTGGACTGACACACGCCAAGAATTTGGCAACGTGTTAGTTTAGGCTTGATGGGAATCCAAACTGTTTTCATGACGACCACCATGCGACCAGTAATGCAGCCAAGCCAACGCCAATGGCCAAGGCGGTCAAATAATCTAAGAGGGATTCGGTTGAGGGTTTCATCGGTTTCTTTCGTTAATGGGGCCGAAGCCCCGTGGGTTTAATTAGGCTGCGGCTTTCTCGGCAAATAAGCGCTTGGCTTCTGTGCCTTGATCTGCATACTCATCAGAGCCATAAGCTGGATCGATCTCATCCCAAAATGTAGGAGAAATGAACTGGCCAGCTTCAAGCGCTGCATTAACACGAGAAGCTAAACGCTCTGCTTTGGCTGATGCCTCTGCGCGTAAATCAGGAAAATAAGCGTCACCAGTCTCTTCACAAATAACTTGCTGAGTGCCATTAAAAATGGCTTGATGACGAAAACGCTTACCAGCTGCATTCTCGATGACCACATAAAACTGCTCTGCAATGAATGGATGACCATCACAAGAGTAACCAGCGTTAAAGAGATCAGAAGCTACTGAAGCGGTAAAAGTTGTGTTTTTCATTTCGTTTCTTTCGTTTAGGTGTTTAGGAGTAACGAAGTATGACAGAAAACAAATATGTTGCAACAATTATTTTTATGTGTTGTTTTTATACATAAAGCGCAATTAGAATGCGGTCATGCAATCAATTCACGACATCAAAGCAAAGGCCAAGGCTCATAAGATCACCATGGCTGCGGTATGCAATGAGGCTGGCATTCAGCAGTCCCAGGTGAGCCGATGGCTGTCTGGGACTGTTGAGCCACTGTGGACATCAGTCAATCAATTGCACTTGGCGCTTGAGAAACTGATCGACAGATCACCAGTCGCTATCGACTGACTCGGCCACTGGTGCAGAGCCTTTGCCTGCCACCACGCCAAAGTCACTGGCTGCACTTGGCTTTGCGCCACCCAGCGAGTCACCCTTTGACAACAACATGATGTTGTTCAAACCATACGACACGCCCTTATTGCCTGCCTGGTCATAAGCATAGGCATTCAGACTGACTCGGCCATAGTCGCCAGAGACAATGTCTTGTGAGCCAAGAATGTCATGGCCATGGGCATCCACTGCACCAGGCTTGTTGGTGCTTTTGGTGTTGAAGAAGTAATGGCCAGCGTACTCTGGGCCAAGTGGTGAGCCATCAGACTTGGTCTCAGTGTCGCCATCACGCAAGGGATTGCGCACAGTTTTGGGAATCTTATCCCCGAACTTGGCGACAAGCGCCTCTTTGGCTGCGGCCTTTAACTGGGCCACAGTGTCGATGTCAGATTTGGGGACAAGCACCTGAGTTGAAAACTCTTCTTTGCCATTCATCTCATTCTTGCGAGCAGTTAATGCTGAGAAATAAGAGAAGCGAACTTTTCCGGTTACAACGCGTGTAGACATTTTTGATCCTTTTAAGGTTTGAGGTTTTTACATTTCTGTCGTTAAACAGAAATTGCACTTTAGCACAAATCAGATATGATGCAAACAAATTAAACGAAGGAAACGATCATGCAGTTATTCCCCCACCAGCAAGAGGCCAAGCTCTTCTTGCTGTCCAGGCGCAGGGCCATACTGGCCGACCAGCCCCGTGTTGGTAAGACGCTACCCACAGCGGCAGCAGCCCTGGAAAACTTACCAGCCCTCATCGTCTGCCCGGCCATCGCCAAGACAGTCTGGGAGGCGGCTTTCAACAAGCTCGCGCCCAATGTCTCAGTCCATGTGGTCAACGGCAAAAAAGACGCTGGCCTGCCAACATCAGCCGATGTCACCATCATCAACTACGATGTTTTGCAGTATGGTGTAACGCACTGTGACAGATATAACACACTGGTTTTGGACGAGTGCCACCGGATCAAGAATCCAAAGGCTGCCAGGACAAAGGCTGCCATGCTGGCCATGAAAAAGATCGATCATGTCTATGCCCTCAGTGGCACGCCCATCCCAAACAGGCCCATCGAGCTGTGGCCCATCTTGCACGGCCTTGGCATTTACCGGGGCGGCTGGTTTGACTTTGCATCACGATATGCAAGACTTTTTGCCGCACCTTGGGGGATGGATGCCAGTGGCGCGTCCAACTTGCCAGAACTTAAAGCCATGATGAAGCCTCATGTTCTGAGACGCAAAAAAGAAACCATCTTCAAAGACTACAAAGAGTCACAAGTCAGCCTGATCACCTTTGATTTACCCAACGACAAAAGGGAGCAAGCCTTTGATGCCGATGCCTTGATGGCAAACCCCAATGCCTTGCTGGCCTTTGAAGGTCTGGCCGAGATCATGCGCGAGGCCGGAATGCGCAAAGTCAAGGCCGCCAGTGAATTCATCGATGACTTGCTCCAGGCCAACGAGCCAGTGGTGGTCTTTGCTCACCACAAGGATGTGGTGGCCGAGCTGGAGAAGCTGCTCATGGTCCACAAGCCCGTGACAGTGGTGGGTGATACATCACGGGCCAAGCGCGACAAGGCCATCGCAGATTTCCAGGCAGGCAAGACCAAATGCATCATTGGCAACATTGCTGCTATGTCTGAGGGTGTGGATTTATCTGCTGCCGACACCATTGTCTTTGTCGAATGCACTTGGTCCACAAGCGCCTTGGAGCAGGCATCGAGCCGGGTTGAAAATATCAACAAATCAGGCATTCCACCCGTCATTTACATATTGACCATCAAGGCCAGCTTGGACCATACAGTCCTGGCCAAGGTCTTAAAAAAACTGAACATCGTCAATCAAATCATTTAACCAGGAGAAACCATGCAACACGAAACCAGAAAACACGCCCGACTCTCAGCATCACGCACAGACCGATTTATGCAATGCCCAGGCTCTTATCGCCTTGAATCCCTCATGCCCTATGAGCCAGCAGGCGAAGCGGCTGCTATCGGCACTGCCATCCATGAGCTGTCAGAGATCATTCTGTCAGGCAAAGAAGTCCCAACTGGCACTGATCCTGACCATGTGGCCATGGCCCAAGGCTATGCCGACTTTGTCAATACGCTGGTGGAAAACCCACGCAAAAAGCTCATTGAGGTCAACTTGGATGAAGGCTTAAAGTCCCTGCACCCAGCGCTTGGTGGCACGGCTGATGCCATCCTGGTCGATGGCAACCATCTCCATGTCATTGATCTGAAGACTGGCCGTGTGGCTGTGGAGGCCCAAGACAACAAGCAGCTTCTGACTTATGCCCTTGGTGCGATGCGCCAGCTCAAAGCGCCAAGCACCATCGAATGCACCATGCACATATTCCAGCCGCGAGTCGGCCACAGCAAATGGACAGTATCTGGCAATTACTTGAACTTGCATGGTGAGCGCTTGAAAGAGGCAGCCGAGCTGGCGCTGACAAGCGATGCCCCAACAAGCCCCAGCCCCGATGCCTGCCGATACTGCAAGGCCAAGACCATTTGCCCATCCATGCGTGAGAAGGTCCAAACAGCGGCCAGAAGCGACTTCAAGCCTGACACCACTGTCACCCCCGAAATGCTCGATGACGCGGCTCTGGTGGCCGCATGGGCCGATGCAGTGCAGTCTGCTGCCAAGGCTCAGATCACTGATGGCAAAGCAATCACTGGCTGGACCATGCGTGCAGGCCGAAAGACCAAATTCTGGAAAGACGAGGCGCTGGTCATGGAAGCATTCAAAGACAACTTGAAAGTGTGGGAACTCAAAAGCCCCAGTGCTGTCTTAAAACTTGGTGTCGAGGTGAGCGAAGACCTAGTCGGTGAGAAGGTGGCTGCTTCTAGCCTGGTGAGGGCCAAGGAATAGAATCCAATCCCTGCCCAAAAAAAATCCCTCGGCCCATGCGTTAACAGTGACCGAGGGGAATTCAAAATGGCAACTACATGAAACCCCAACTTAAAGGAATTTCAGTGACCACTATAACTGAAACACCCCTGCCCAATACATTCAGCCAGTCCCAACAAGTGGCCTGCAAGATTGGTTCAGTCGCCCCAGATGCGGTGTTTTGCACCTTTGCCCTACAAGGCAACAAAAAGATTCCCTACAAGCGATCTGGCCAAGGTGTGGCACGGGATACTGACCCGTCAGACCTTTACAGTGCTGAAGATGTCTGGGCCATGGAAGATGCGCCCCATGGCCAGTATCTTGGCCTAGTCCAGCAGCGCCCCATCATCAGCTCATCAGGGAACTTTCTGGTTTGCCTTGATGTGGACATGAAGCACGCCTCTGGCCCAACCAATGTGGCCATCCAGCGCATGGCGAAATTCGTCAAGGCCAACAAGATGCTGACCGAGGTTTCTGTCTCAGGCCGTGGCCGTCATGTCTTCTTATGGGTGCAACCACCCAAAGAAGCTGACCAAGTGCTGCCGAAGTACAAACTTGGTGGCGGCCAAGAGCTAGAAGTATTTGGCCTGCCAAACAGTGCAGGCAAGTCAGTGCTACTCAGTGGCAATGCGGTGGTCGGTGAATTCCAAGAGGCCGTAGACCTTTATGCTTTGCTCCAAGACTGGGGCATCATCGAACAGCACCAGCTGCAAGAGCCAAAGCCAGTCGCCCCATCACAATCATTCGACTTCACCCAATTAGGCTCAAGACTTGAAGACAGCGATCTTGATCGTGCGGTCAAGGCTTTGCACCACATCAGCCCAGACTGTGACTATGACCAGTGGATTGAGCTGGGTCAGGCGCTGCACACCGAATTCGGAGAAGCTGGCCTTGGCCCATGGATGACATGGTCTATGGCTGGCCAGAAATTCCAAGGCACAAAAGACATTGAAGTCCACTGGAAGAGCTTTCACCAGGGCAAGGGTGTGGGGCTTGGCACACTCTACAAACACGCCAAAGACTGCGGATGGGAAGCCCCAACAAAGCAGACCGAAAGAAAATCAGCGGTTGAAGACTTTGCAGCCGTGATTAACCAGGCACAAGCGCCAGTCGCAGAAGATGCACCAGACCCATCATGGCCAGAACTCACACTGGACCTGACCCGCCTCAACCCCATCGATTACCTGATCGAAGGTTTCATGGCCCATTCTTTCTTCATCTTGGCTGGCCAGCCTGGAGTCGGCAAGACAACAGCAGTGCTGTCAATGTGCATGGTCATGGCAGGGTTTAGTGTGGATGGCTGCGAGATTCACGCTAAAAAGAAACGCAAGTCAATCATCGTGACTGAAGACAGTGACCAGATAATCCGAACACTATTTGCATATTCAAAGCATTATGGTTTAAATAATCTGAATGACTGGTTTGTAGTTATTGATGCCAGAAGGTCTAATGTCAAGGATTTACTCAGGCTTGCCCATAATATTGAGCGCCATACAGTTAATGGCATTAAGCCATTATTGGTTCTTGACACGGCCAATGCGACCATGGATATTGACAATGAGAATGACAACTCAGAAGTGGGTGCATATATTGCCGCCATCAAGCAGACCATATTTGTCCAACAAAAAACGCCAGTCTGTATCCTGACCCATACCAACAAAACCATAAGCCGCCAGGACTCTGATGCCATGGCCCGTGGTGCTTCTGCATTTACAGGCGATGCAACCCTGACAGGTGTGCTTTTCATGGATGAAGACAACCAGCGCTACCTAAAGCTGACCAAAACGCGCTATGAGCCAGCATTCAGAGAGATCAAATTCGACTCCATCACATTCCCAGAAATAGTCGTCACCCCAGCTGGCGATATGCAAGAGATCATTTGCAGGGTGGCCATTCCAGCCATGTCGTCAGAACAAGACCGAAGACAAGCATCTGCTGACCGCCAAAGCGATAAGAAGCAGCAACAAGTCCAAGACATTTGTGACCAGGCTTGCAACTATGTCCAGTCCATCATCAACCAGCATGGTCAGGTCATTATGCGAAGAGGGCCAGGTCGCCCCATTGTCCCAAAAGAACTCACAGGAATGCACCAGCTTGAGTGGCCAGCGATCTACTCATCAGTGCCACAAGCCAACCAAAGCTATTCAAGACGGGCAGTTGGCGCTGCCATATTCCAGCGCTTCGCACAGGACCATGAGGGCTTGGGGTGGGTGCAATTAAAGTAATGCGGTAATGCGGTAGTAATGCGGTAGTAATGCGGTATACCGGATTAGACAATGGCTGGGTCTTGTGGATTAAATGGGGTCTTTAGACCCATTTATCCACAGGCCAGTCTCGGTGTTTTGGCAGGGTACGAAAGTAATGCGGTAATGCGGTAGATTTCCTTTGGTCATACCGGATTACTTTTTGATGTTTTTGAGGAGAAATGATGGTCCAACAAGTTGAACAGTTATCCACAGGTTATCCACAATCTGAAAAATGGGTCGAAGATGAGCGTGTTTTTTGCCATCAGTGCAGTAATGCGGTAGAAGTGGAGCAGCGCCAGTCGATGCCAGCAGAGCAGATGGAAAGGCACAGAAAGGTCAACGCAAAACCACTTCAGTGGATGTTTGATCAGGCAAAGATTAGAAATGGATGGGCAACAGTGACATGGTCCGAACATCAATGCAGCCAAACCGGACTGGCCGCATTCCCGACCGACATCAAGCACCGATGCCATTTGTTCCAAGCTAAAGCCTCGGCAGTAGAATCTGAAGGATGGTGGTTGACTTAAAGCGCAAAAGAAAAAGCATTGAACACATTGACCAGGTCAAAGTGGTGCAACACTTTCGAGCGTTCTATCCAGACATCATCATTGCAGCAATACCCAATGGAGGCGATAGAACGGCCTCAGAGCGCGTCAGATTGCATTCTGAAGGGGTTTTAGCAGGGATGCCTGATCTTTGCGTCTTAGAGCCTAAAAACGGGTTTCATGCGTTATTTGTGGAGATGAAGACCAAGGCCGGAGTGGTCTCAAGCAAACAAAGCGCTGTGGGTTTGCAGTTAAATGCAAAAGGATATCGGTCAGTGGTCGCCAGATCAGCAGCTGATGCAATCAAAACAATCGAGGAGTATTTGAATGGCCAAAGCACAAACCATGAGTGAACTGGCAGACAACATTGCAGCCAGGCAGATGAACCAAAAGGAACTCGCCAACATCGAGCGCAAAGAGATGTCTGGGATCAATAAGAAAATTCACGCCTTTGGCGGTGAAGCCATGCTCTTTGACCATATCTCACAAGGAAAGACCATCGATTCAGTGATTAAGTCTTTGGACATCAGCATCGGTGGTTTCTACAAATGGATCGATAAAGATGCCAAGCGGGGGGAACTCCTCGCACGCGCACGCACGCGAGGTGGCAGAAGTTTAGCAGAGCAGACCCTCGAAATTGCAGACACGGCCACGCCTCAAGAGGCACAAGTGGCCAAGCTGAGAGTGGACACAAGGCGCTGGCTGGCCTCCAAACAAGCGCCAGACGAGTATGGTGACAAGCAGCAACCACTGGTCAACATCGACCTGGGAAGCATGGCGCTTGATGCACTGCGCAAGCGCAGCATCGTATCAATAGACAATTCTGAGTAAATGAATACCGAAGCATTCAGTCACTTTATACAACGACCATTATGTTAAGTGGATAAGTCGTTATCCACAGAATTAAGTGCATCAAAGTATTACAAGCCTACTTATGCACAGGAATCTGTGGATAAGGTTGGCCAAAAAGCGTGGATAAGTCGGTGGTGGCCAGCTGGCGGTCGGTGGCCGCGACCCCCCCATGGCCGGATTGGCGGGGGCGACTGTGGCGGCACTAAACACCTACAAAAAAAATTTTTTAAAAAATAAAAATCTAACTTACCAAACAAGTCAAATTGTGCAAAAATGTCAACTTCATCAACTAACAAGCTAAACCTATGAAAACAAAGCAGGCGACAGTGACCCTAAAAGGCCAAGAGTGGATCGTCTTAGACACTGATGAGGCTCAAGACAAAAAAATCTTCTGCAAACTGATGAGCTTGGATGGCACAATTGTTTGGCACGCATGGGTCGATATAAACCAGATCGTGGGGATTATATGAATATAGCGTTATTAACTAAAGTCAGGCAATTATTCAATGTCGATTATGTGCCGAGAAGCACTAATCGACATAATCAATTGCAATATATCAAGGCATTAAGGTATTTGGGTGACAAGTGGTTAACCCATCCACATAATAAAGTGCAGAAAATACAATGATTATATTGAATATAGTTTATTCGATATTGGCATTTAATGTGCTGGTGTTTATCTGGGCAATATGGAAGTGGTATGGTGAAGAGTAATTTTGTAAATAACCATGTGAGACTGAATGGGAATGTGCATGGTCACAAATTGCAGTTGTGCAACAAGTGCAATCGGCAGAAGCCCCCAGAGGGTGGGGTTGAGATGAGCGCGACCAGATGGTTTTGTGCATCGTGCTGGACCGATAGGGTGACTGGCCAGAACTTAAAGCAAGCGAGGATGACATGACTGATTTGTTGACAGCGATGCATTTGTCGGTGATGTTGCTCGATTTGAAGATTCGGATGATGGAGGCGATCAATGAGGATCGGTTTGACCTGGCGATGACGTATCACTTGCTGATACTGGTGAGGACTGATGAGCTTCAGGCGCACAAGTGGGCGATGAGTCCACAGGCTTGGGCCATCTATGAGACCATTCACCCATGAAAGAAAATGTTTTCAGCCAGTGGGTACAGAGGTATCAGCCTGATCCGGTCTTGTTTGTGCAAGAGGTGCTGGGGGTTGATCCGGATAAGTGGCAGATTGAGTTTTTGAGGGCCATTGCCCGTGGGGATAGGAAGATATCTGTCAGGTCTGGCCACGGGGTGGGCAAGAGTACGGCAAGCAGCTGGGCCATGCTCTGGTACTTTATGACCAGGAGTCCGGTCAAGGTGGTGGTGACAGCACCGACAAGCAGCCAGCTTTATGACGCGATGTTTGCGGAACTGAAGAGGTGGATCAACACGATGCCTTTGCCTTTGCAGGGGTTGCTGACTGTCAAGCAAGAGAGGATTGAATTCAACGCTGCACCGACTGAGATGTTTATTTCGGCCAGGACATCAAGGGCAGAGCAGCCAGAGGCTTTGCAGGGAATTCACTCAGAGAATGTGATGCTGGTGGCCGATGAGGCCAGTGGTGTGCCAGAGCAAGTGTTTGAGGCCGCGGCTGGCTCGATGTCTGGCCACAATGCGGTGACGCTGTTATTGGGGAATCCGGTGCGGTCCAGTGGGTTTTTCTATGACACCCACACACGGCTGTCAGATGAGTGGACCACATTCCAAGTGAGCTGTCTTGACTCGCCAAGGGTGAGCGATGAGTATGTCAAAGAGATGGCCATGCGCTATGGCGAGGAGAGCAATGTCTACCGCATCAGGGTGGTGGGTGAGTTTCCCAAGGGTGATGACGACACTGTGATTGCCATGGACTTACTGGAAAGTGCGCTGAATCGGGATGTCGCGCCAAGCGAATACGCGCCCATGATCTGGGGCTTGGATGTGGCAAGGTTTGGCTCAGACCGAAGCGCCCTATGCAAGCGCCAAGGCAATGCGGTGACTGAGAGCATTAAGACTTGGAAGAATCTGGACCTGATGCAACTGACTGGTGCGGTGGTGGCCGAGTACCAGGCGCTGCCACCGAGCCAGCAGCCAAAGGAAATACTGGTCGATTCGATTGGATTGGGTGCTGGGGTGGTGGATCGCTTAAGGGAGCTGGGCCTGCCAGCGCGTGGCATCAATGTGTCTGAGAGTCCGGCCATGGGTGGAACTTACAGGAATCTGAAGGCAGAGCTTTGGTACAGGGCCAGAGCTTGGCTTGAGGCACGGGACTGCAAGATGCCAAGGGATGATGTCCTGATCAATGAGCTGGCCACAGTCAGATACAGTTTCACCAGCAACGGCAAGATCGCTATTGAGGGGAAAGACGAGATCAAGAGGCGCGGCCTGCCAAGCCCCGACAAGGCCGATGCGTTTGTGCTGACGTTTGCCAGTGATGCGGTCATGGGGATGTATGGGTCTGCATCAGGCAGCAAGTGGTCTCAGCCACTGCGCAGAAACTTGTCGCGGGTTGCATAATTCGGGTATTGACAAACCAATGGGGGAAACCTATGAAGATGATGACCAAAGCGCAAAAGAAGGTCGGCAAGGTGATGGGCGAGTACAAGGCTGGCAAGCTCCACAGCGGTGGAACTGGCAAGGTTGTGAAGAATCCACAGCAGGCCATTGCCATTGCATTGTCTGAGGCAAAGATCAAGCAAAAGAAAGCGAAGAAATAATGGCCACCATGCAACGCACCATGAGCCAGGTCATGGACAAAGAGCCTGGCGAGGACATGAGCGCTGGTGAAAATTGCCCCATGCCCACGCAAGACATTACGCTCAATCTAAAAAACCGCGCAAAGGCAATTACCAGCGCGGCCTATGGTCCTGAGAATCCCAAACTGCCAAACGAGGCTTTTTGGCGTAAGAAGGCTGACCAGTGGGATGTCTCGACTGAAGACGCAAAGCAAAGCCTATGCGGTAACTGCGCAGCATTCAATGTGTCTGACAACATCAAGCAGTGCATTGCCCAAGGCATTGGCATGGAAGCAGACCCATGGGGAACGATCAAGTTGGCCGATCTGGGCTACTGCGAAATCTTTGACTTCAAGTGCGCAGCCAGCAGAACATGCGATGCATGGGTGGTCGGTGGCCCGAACACTGGTGAAGAGTCTGAAGACATGGAAGATGAGGAAGAAGGAGAAGAGGAATGAAAGGGCTATATGCAAACATTCATGCAAAACGCGAAAGAATTGCTGCTGGCAGCAAAGAGAAAATGCGCAAGCCTGGGGCAAAGGGCGCTCCAAGCGCTTCAGACTTTAAGGCAGCGGCTAAAACCGCCAAGCCAGTGAAAAAGAAATGAAGACACCAGCTTGGCAGCGTAAAGAGGGCAAAAGCCCATCTGGCGGCTTAAATGCCAAGGGTCGGGCAAGTGCCAAGGCCGAGGGCATGGACTTGAAAGCGCCAGTCAAGGCTGGCGATAACCCAAGACGCGCCAGCTTCTTGGCACGCATGGGCAATATGCCTGGTCCTGAGTACAAAGCAGGCGAGCCGACTAGGCTTCTGCTAAGTCTGAAGGCATGGGGTGCAAGCTCCAAGGCTGATGCCAAAGCCAAGGCGGCTGCAATATCTGCGAGAAACAAGGCGAAGAAATGATTTGTCCAATTGTCATTGCCACTGTCAAGGGCCATGGTCTGGCCGTATTGCTGGAAAGTATCAAGCAATACGCGCCAGAGTGTCCGGTCTATCTCAGAGGCCCAGAGTCGGTGATTGAGAATTTCCAAGCTGACTTCAAGATTTATGGCCAGCCAAGGAACTTTGGCGAGGACTACAACGAAATCATTGAAGCGGCCATGAAAGACTGGTCATCATGCATTGTGGCCAATGATGATGTGGTGCTGACCCCCACCAGCGTGAAGGTGCTGATGGAAGATGTGGCCATTGTCAGGAGCATGAACAGCTACAAAGCTGGGTGGGTCGCTGCCAGGTGCGATGCGGCCCGACCTTGTCAGAATGTGCGCATTACCGATGAGCCAGAGAAGCTGCATTTCTATAAATTCCCGTCTGAGTCACACATCAAAATGGCCCAAGAGGTCAGCCCAATCTTTGCATGGATATCAAGTGATGCATTTGAAGAGGCAAAGTTTCCCCCTCTGAATTGGTACAGTGACGATGTGCATTGTATGGACTTAATCCAAAAAGGCTATGGCCACTATGTAAGTGCCAGTTATGTCCACCACATTGGCTCAAACACCATTGGCTTGAATGCGCAAAAGCTCCATGAGGATGCGCTGCCATGGCTCAGAGAAAATCGGCCAAGTTATGCGAGTGCCTGGTTTGATTCTTAATTTAGGCTCTGGCAAAGACTGGTGCGCTGAATATCTCAATGCAGATATACAGGCCAGCAAAAATCCTGACTGGCTGGTGGACATCAGCAAAGTCAAGTGGGGCGACACGCTAGAGACTAGGTTTGGACAGCTGGAGATCGTACCAGGAATGTTTGAGGTGATTCTGGCCAATGATGTGCTGGAACACATCCCCAATCTGGTCGATGCCATGACCAACTGCAAAGAATTGCTGAAGGTGGGCGGTGAGATGCGGATTCATGTGCCGTATGAGCTAAGTCTTGGCGCTTGGCAAGACCCGACCCATGTCAGAGCATTTAACGAGAATTCTTGGAAATATTACACCGAGTGGCATTGGTACTTGGGCTGGCCAGATCGGTTTGAGTTGACAACACTGGAAATGCGTCTCTCAAAGGTGGGAGAAGCACTAGAATTGCCACAAGACGAAATTATCCGCACCCCACGGGCTGTGGACTCCATGTATGTGGTTCTTACAAAGGTCAAGCCATGATTGAAAACATTACCGACAATTTATCCACCGACATTGCAGCCACAGAGCCAATGGATGATGCAGAGCTGCAAGCGATTGTCACGCAAGACCTGACCGATGCGATCAGCTATGTGGACAGTGATCTGTCACCCACACGCGCCAAAGGGACTGAATACTATCGTGGGGATTTATTCGGCAATGAGGTCGAAGGCAACAGCAAAGTGGTGGCCATGGAAGTGCGGGACACTGTCTCGGCCATGCTGCCAAGCCTGATGCGAGTGTTTTTCAATTCTGAGAATGTGGTCGAGTTTGCACCCCGTGGCCCAGAAGATGTGAAGATGGCCCAGCAGGCGACCGACTATGCAAACTATGTTTTCCAGAATGACAACAACGGGTTTTTGACCAGTTATGCCATTTTTAAGGATGCACTGGTCAGGAAATGCGGCATTGCCAAATTCTGGTGGGAAGATGAAGAAAAGGTCCGGATTGAGGAATATACGGGCCTAGACGATCAGACCCTAGAGATGCTGATGCAAGAGCCTGGTGGTGAGGTCAAGATCATTACGTCTTACCCAGACCCAGCGATTGACGAAGCGCAGCTAACAACTGTCGATCCAACAACTGGCCAGCCAATGGTTATGCCTGCACCCATGATCCATGATGTGCAGATCAAGCGCATCACAAAGGATGGCCGGATCAAGATCATGGCCGTGCCACCCGAAGAGCTGCTATTGGACAGACGCGCCAGATCGTTTGATGACGCAACAATCATTGCCCACAGGCAAATGGCCACCATGGCTGATTTGTTGGCCATGGGTTATGACCAGGATGAGATTGAAGAGAATATGTCTTCAACCGACTTGGACAGCAATGACGAATATTTAGCCCGTCAGCCACTGTCCACCACGTTTGGCACAAATGACGCTGCCAACCCGATGATGCGCAGAGTGCTTTACATCGAGGCTTACTCGCGTGTGGACTACGATGGTGACGGCATTGCAGAGCTTAGAAAAGTCTGCTGCATGGGTGGCGGCTATAAGGTGGTGCGTAATCTGCCAGCCAGCTACATTCCCTTTGCTGACTTTCCCTGCGACCCAGAGCCACACACAAGTCCCTTGGAAGCTATGTCGATTTTTGACATTACCCGCGACTTGCAAGAGATCAAGTCGGAAATACTCAGAAACACATTGGACAGTCTGGCCCAGTCGATCCACCCGCGCACAGCAGTGGTCGAAGGCCAAGTCAACATCGATGATGTCTTGAACAATGAGACGGGTGCAATCATTCGCATGAGAGCGCCTGGCATGGTCCAGCCATTGACCACGCCATTTGTGGGTCAGGCCGCATTCCCGATGATGGAATACATGGACCAGATCAAAGAAGATCGCACAGGCATGAGCAAGGCCGCCATGGGTCTGAACGCTGACGCATTGCAGTCAAGTACCAAGGCGGCAGTCAATGCCACCATCAACGCAAGCCAAGGCCGCATTGAGCTGACAGCCAGAATTCTGGCTGAAGGCATGAAAAAGCTATTCAAGGGCATTTTGTTCTTGGCCACAACGCACCAGGACAAAGCCCGAATGGTGCGGATGCGCAACGAGTGGGTGCAGATCGATCCAAGATTCTGGGACACCAGCATGGATGCGAACATCAACATTGCCCTTGGCAATGGCGACACCAACGAGAAACTCCAAGCGCTGATGATGATCATGGCTAAGCAAGAGCAAATCTTGCAGCAACTTGGCCCCACAAACCCATTGGTCACACCCCAGCAGTTCAGCAATACCCTACGCAAAATCGTAGAGCTATCTGGCTTCAAAGACTCGACCAGCTTTTTTCAAGATATCCCTGCCGATTACAAGCCGCCAACACCCACACCCAAGCCAAGCCCCGAAGAGGTGCTGGCCCAAGTGCAGGCTGAAAGTATCAAGGCAGATATCCAGAAGAAAGCGGCAGAGCTGGAGCTAAAGCGCCAGCAGATGATGATGGATGACGATCTGACCCGCGACAAGATGGCCCAAGATTTGTATCTCAAAAAGTATGAAATTGAGTTAAAGTACAAATCACAGATCAGTACAGCCGAAATTGATGCGGCCCAGAATATTGATCGTGAAGCAATGCGTCAGCAGGCACTCTTGGCCCAGCAGCAAGCCGCACAGTTTGTGCAGCAGCCGCAGCCAGCAGCGCCTGAGATGATGCCCCCATCAACCTTTCAAGGAATGGCACAGTAAGTGACAAACGAAGACCAGGTAAATAAAGGCCGAAAGGCCAAGCAGCTGCTGGAGGATGAAACCCTCAACACTGCGATTGCAAAATTGGAAAACGACCAACTTTGGGCATTTCGATCATCGAAACCCGAAGAGTCTGTGAAGCGCGAGACAGCGTGGTGTATGTTGCAGGCCATTGACGGCCTGCGGCAAGAGTTGATCAAGATCATGGACAACGGGAAAATTGCACAGAACGCTATCGTCAAATCACAGAAAAATCTAATTTAAGAAAATACTATGGCAGAAATACAAGCAATGAATATGGCCGATGCGGCCAGTGCTATCTCGGCAATGTTAGCCCCCGAAAAGGGACAAGCAGAACTTGACGAGACGCAGCCAGCCGAGGAGTCCGAAGAGGATTCTGAGGCAGCGGCCTCTGAGGAAGATGACTCTGGTGTGGAAGACGCGCCAGACGAAGAGACCTCAGAGGAACAGTCAGGGGAAGAGGAAGAGCCAGAGGAGCAAGAACAGCAGCAGACTTTCACTGTCAAAGTTGACGGCAAGGAAGTTTCTGTCACGCTAGACGAACTTCAGAAGGGCTATTCCAGGACTCAGGACTACACCCGCAAAACGCAGCAGATTGCCGAAGTGCGAAAGCAAGTCGAGCAAGAAACGCAGGCAGTGCGGGCCGAGCGTGAGCAATACGCTCAATTGTTGGGAGCATTGCAAGCCCAACTTCAGTCTTCAGAGCCTCAAGTCGATCTGGAACGCCTGTATCAGGAAGACCCGATTGAGTGGGTGAGGCAAAAGGAAGTCATGCGGGAGAGACAAGAGAAATTAGGTGCTATTCAGTCCGAACAGCAGCGACTTGCTCAAGTGTCCCAGTATGAACAGCAGCGCGCCATGGAAGCCCAACTTGCCAGCCAGCAAGAAGCTCTATTGGCAGCCTTGCCCGATTGGAAAGACCCCAAAAAGGCAAAAGCCGAAAAGGCGCTGGTGATTGAGTCTGCGAAGGCAGCAGGCTTTACCGATGAAGACTTGAAGAGCGTTTACGACCACCGACTGGTTTTACTGCTGCGCAAAGCAGCACTGTTTGACCAGATGGTAAGTAAGCGCCAAGGCATTAAGCCTGTGGTGAACAATGGCCCACGAACAGCCAAGCCTGGTGCAGCTGGTCGGGTTTCGACAACAACTGAGAGTGTGCGAGCAAAGCAGCGTCTTGCAAAAACTGGTCGCATCGATGATGCGGCTTCTGCAATTGAACATTTATTGAAATGAGGAAATTATGGCTATCGTAAGTAACACATTCTTGAGCTATTCAGCCAAGGGTATTCGGGAAGATTTGAGCAATATCATCACAAATATAGCACCAGAGGAAACTCCATACGCTTCAAACATTGGCCGTGAGAACGTGTCCAATGCTTTGTTTGAGTATCAGACTGATACTCTTGCAAGTGCGGCAGCAAATGCCCAGCTTGAAGGCGATGATGTCGCATCTTTTGATGCGGTGACTGCTACTGTGCGTATGCAAAATTACTGCCAGATTTCACGCAAGACAATCATCTTGTCAGCCACTGAAGAAGTGGTGAATAAGGCAGGCAGGCGCTCAGAATTGGCCTACCAAATCGCGAAGCGAGGCGCTGAATTACGTCGCGACCAAGAATTCGTGATGTTGAATGGTGGTGTTGCCGTTGCTGGTGACTCTACAACTGCCCGTGTGACTGCTTCTTTGGGTGCGTATATCAAGACGAACACAGACAAGCAGACCAATGGTACTGATCCATCTTACACAACGCTGCCAAACAGCGCCCGTACAGATGGCAACGTGCGCACATTCACTGAGACCATTCTTAAGAATGTGATTCAGAAGGTGTGGTCAGCTGGTGGTACACCTAAGATTTTGATGTGCGGTCCTGTTAACAAACAGCGCGTGTCAGGTTTCTCTGGTATTGCTTCCAGCCGTTTCAACATTGATGGCGGTGCAAAGCCTGCCACATTGGTCGGTGCAGTTGACATTTATGTCTCTGACTTCGGCAATGTCCAAGTTATCGCTAACCGATTCCAGCGTGAGCGCGATGCATGGGTGATCGATCCTGACTACGCCAAAATGACAGTGCTGCGCCCTTATCAGCAAGTCGAATTGGCCAAGACTGGCGATGCTGAAAAGCGTATGCTGATCGTTGAGTGGGGTCACAAAGTGTTGGCTGAAAATGCCCATGGTTTGGCAGCAGACCTGATTACTTCCTAATCGGAAGGTAAACGGAAAGGGCCAGGGAAACTTGGCCCTTTTTTTAAGATGATTCACAAAAGACTATTTAGCGAAAACAAAGATCAAGGCATCAAGCGCATCTGGCATGAAAACCCAGAAACTGGCGATGTGACCATTGAGACCCAACAAGATGTCACAGCGGTGATTGAGGCCAACAAGGCCATCTATAACGCTGTGGATGAGAAAGCCAACTGGACTGGTGAATGGCACTTGGTGGCATCCATCCCCGAATCCCTTTATTACAAGATGAAGGCCGAGGGCAAGATCGATGATCAAGAATATATGAAGCGCTGGCTCAACGACTCCGACAATCAATTTTTTAGAACAAGGCCCGGCAAAGTATGAACTACATTGCAGTCTGCACCCCTGCCCGTGATCAGGTACATACAAACTACACCTACTGTATGGTGAATTTAGTCGCGTATCACACACTCAACACGACAGACGCTATCAGTCTGAAATTGATGCAAGGCACGATCATTCAAAACCAAAGGGCTGACCTTTGCTTGGATGCCATGAGAGAGGGCTGCACCCATATTCTCTTCATCGACTCTGACATGACATTTCCCCAGGACATGGTCCAGCGGCTCTTAAAGCACGACAAAGAGATCGTGGCTGCCAACTGTGCCAGGCGCAGAATGCCAACTGGCCCAACTGCTCAGAACTATGACGCTGACGGCAAGCGCCAAGCGGTCTACACCATGCCAGAATCCACTGGACTAGAAGAGGTGGGAAGCATTGGCACTGGCATAATGCTGATCAAGCGCGAGGTGTTTGAGGGCATGAGTGAGCCATGGTTTGATATGCCGTGGCAGACCACCAGGGGCTACATGGGAGAAGATGTGTTCTTTTGTAAGAAAGCGCAAGAGCTGGGCTACAAAGTCTACATCGACCATGATGTCTCAAAGGAAATTGGCCACATTGGCACATTTGAATTTCGCCATGAACACACTTGGATTGTGAAAGAGGAAATGGAAAAAGAGGCCCAATAATGGCACTGACAACCTATACAGAGCTAAAGACATCCATTGGTGACTGGCTGAATCGGTCGGACCTGACCACGGCCATCCCTGACTTTATCTCTCTGGCCGAGGCACAAATTGAAAGAACGCTGCGCACCAGGCAGATGATTGTCAGGGCTAATGCGTCTTTTGACGCGCAGTATGGTGCTGTGCCAAGCGACTTTCTGGAGACCAAATCCCTAAAGCTCACAAGCACAAATCCTCAGACCCCATTGCAGTTTTTGAGCATTGATGCCTTGGACAATGAGGCCGCCAATTACACGGCCAGTGGCAAGCCCAAATTCTTTGGTGTGGTTGGTGGCCAATTCAGAATTGTCCCAACACCTGATGCCAATTACACGACCGAGCTGACCTATTACGCGAAGTTGACAAAGTTATCAAGCAGTGTGGCTAGCAACTGGCTTTTGGCTTCAAGTCCTGACATTTATCTGTATGGCGCGCTATTACAGGCTGCACCATACTTGCAAGATGATGCGAGAATCCAGACATGGGCAACACTCTATGAGCGAGCCTTGAACGATTTACAAACTGCCGATGATCGTGGTGCATCTTCTGGTGGTGCATTACTGACCCGTGCAAAGACTTTTGGATAAGGACTAGACCATGTCATCTTTTACCGACTACACAGAAAACCTAGTTTTAAATTGGGTTTTTACTACAAACAGCGCAACGCGCCCCACTGCCTGGTATGTTGGCCTTTTCACGGCAGCGCCCAGTGACACGGGTGGCGGTACTGAGGTGACTGGCAATGCTTATGCGCGAGTGGTCACTGGCACGATCTCAGGCTCTGGCACGGCCACGACATTCACCAACGCAGCGGCCATCGAGTTTGCAGCTGCCTCTGGCGGTAACTGGGGATCAATTGGCTGGGCTGGCATTTTTGATGCAAGCACTTCTGGCAACCTATTAGCCTGGTCGCCTTTGACCACAGCACGCACCATCAATGATGGTGATGTCTTGCGCATTCCAGCTGGTTCATTGAGCATCACATTGGCCTGATATGGCAGCCTATGGATCGGGGAATTTTGGTGTTGGCCAATACTCTGATCCGAGGGTAGGCTACGGCTACGGCTCTTACGGCAAGGGCAATTACTCCAGAGGCACATTTGAGCCAAGTGTGGCCATTACGGCCACATCCACCATGTCGGTGGGTGCAGGCGTCATTTCCAATGCAACTGTGGCCATCAGCGCCACATCCACCATGTCGGTGGCAGCGACCAGATACGCATTTGGCGCTTTGGCAATATCTGACACCAGCACATTGGTGGTCAATGCCAATTCAATCCTTAGAGCAAGTCTGGCAATATCAGACACAAGCACCATGGCCGTCAGCGGCCTGCGCTATGCCATAGGTGCAGCCACAATCAGTGATACAAGCACCATGGCCGTGGCTGGGGTGCGTTATGCGGTGGGCGCAGCCGCCATTAGTGACACCAGCACCATGGCGGTGGATGGTGTCAGGTATGCCATTGGCGAGGCTTTAATCGTTGACACATCGACAATGTCGGTGGTCACAAACATCATTGGCTCGACTGGATTGACGATTGTTGACACCAGCACCATGGCCATTGATGCACAGCGTAGGCAGCCTGGTGCAATTGCATTCACAGAAACATCATCCATGGCGGTCAATGCAAGACTAAAATGGGAAGCAGAAAGTGACACGGCAGAAAGTTGGTCAGCGATCTCTGATAATTCAGAAACCTGGACACCAATCTCTGACCAATCAGAAACATGGGATGCAATTAGCGACAACAGTGAAACCTGGTCGCCAATTGCTGATAATAGTGAATCTTGGCAAATTGCCGCATGAGGTGAAATATGGCTGACTCCACAACGACCAACCTTTTATTGACCAAACCAGAAGTCGGTGCATCCACTGATTCCTGGGGAACGAAGATCAACACCGACCTGGACACTATTGATGCATTGTTTGATGCTGGTCCATATCTAAAGGTCAGCAAAGGTGGAACTGGTGCTGGCACAGCTGCCAATGCGCGTACAGCATTGAGTGCTGCGGCCTCTGGTGCAAACAGTGACATTACTTCACTGGTCGGATTGACAACTGCTTTGACAGTGGCCCAGGGTGGCTCTGGTGCTGGCACTTTGACTGGCATCTTGAAGGGTAATGGCACAAGCGCATTCACAGCTGTGACAGCTCCAAGTGGAACAATTGTTGGAACGACAGACACCCAGACATTGAGTGCCAAGACCCTGACAAATCCGACTGTCACCAATTATGTTGAAACGCCTTACAGTGCAAACAGCTCAACGGCCATTACTTTGGACCTGACCAATGGCACAGTACAAATCATTACCCTGACAGGCAATGCAACGATTACCATGCCAACTGCGACAAGTGGCAAGTCTTTCATCATGTTCTTAAAGCAAGATGGAACAGGGTCACGCACAGTTACTTGGTCAACAGTTAAATGGGCTGGCGGTACTGCACCGACAATCACATCTACTGCAAGCAGACAAGACATTTATTCTTTCTTTGCTGATGGCACAAATTGGTATGGCGTAACAGTTGGTCAGAACTACACACCATAAGGACTGATAAATGTTTGCAGCATCCAAAACAGATTCAGTCTCTGGGGCAGCACCAGATGGTCAATTTAACTACGTCACCATGCTCTTACATGGCGATGGGACTAATGGTGGGCAGAACAATACATTCTTAGACAGCAGTACAAACAATTTCACCATCACCCGCAACGGCAATACAACCCAAGGCTCTTTCTCGCCTTATGGGTCTAATTGGTCTAACTTCTTTGATGGTACAGGCGACTATTTGTCTATTGCAGACAATGCCGCTTTAGATTTAAGCACTCTCGATTTTACAATTGAGTGTTGGGTATTTCCTACAACTGGAATTTCTGATGTTGATGGCGTAATTAGTAAGCGAAGTACAAGCACATTTGATGGTGGCGATTGGCGCATCGCCTATAGCTCTGCAAATACCGCATTTGGACTTGCGGCTGGTTCAAATAATACAGACCGACTGACCCCCACTATTACTTTAAATGCGTGGAATCATATTGCGTTTGTTCGTGAATCTGGAACATTGTCTTGCTATGCAAATGGCACTCGTGGTGCTAATCTTGCATGGACAACAAACCTTGATAACGCTCAACCACTTTTAATTGGTTTAAATGTAACGGGGTACGATTTTCCCGGTTACATCAGCAATGTCAGAATTGTAAAAGGAACAGCGGTTTATTCTGGCTCGACTTATACAGTTCCCACAACACCTTTAACAGCAATCACAAACACATCGTTGTTGACTTGCCAAAGCAATAGATTTATTGACAACAGCGCAAGTCCCCTTACCATTACAGTCAACGGCACACCAAGCGTACAACGCTTCAACCCATTTGGTACTTCTACCGCCTACTCCACAAGCGTGATTGGTGGGTCAGGGTACTTTGATGGTAGTGGGGATTATTTGACTGTTGCTGATAATGCGGCTCTTGATGTTGACGCTGGCGACTTTACGATGGAAGCATGGGTTTATTTTCCCGATGCAAGTGTTACTAGCCCAGTTTTAGCGAAAGGGTTTGGCTCTGCTGGTGGTTGGATGATGTGGGTTCAAAGCACACTGCGTTTGCGTATGTATGACGCTGGTGGTAGTTCTGTTACAGCAACTTCATCAGCATCCTTGACATCAAATTCTTGGAATCATGTTGCGGCAACACGAAGTGGAAATACACTTACTGTTTATGTTAATGGTGTATCAAGCGGAACAGCGACATTTACTGGAACATCGACAAACGCATCGGTTCTTGAAATAGGTGGATATAACTCGGCCACCGCTCTTTCAACCGGATACATTTCTAACGCTAGGCTCGTTAAAGGTACTGCGGTTTACACAGGAAATTTCACACCAAGCATAACGCCTTTGACCGCCATCTCTGGTACATCCCTGCTGACCAATTTCACCAATGGCGCAATCTATGACAACGCCATGATGAACGACTTAGAAACTGTGGGCAATGCACAGATTTCTACAAGCGTAAAGAAGTATGGAACAGGGTCTTTGTATTTTGATGGAACAGGGGATTATTTGCTTGGTGCTAGTAACCCAAACATGAGTTTTGGTGCTGGTGACTTTACTGTTGAGGCTTGGGTTTATACACAAGGCACAAGTGGAAACAATCAAACTATTTTTCAAAAAGGCCGTGGTGGGGATTCAAATTTAGAATTTGCAATGTCACTTAATGGAAGCAATCAATTAACTTGTTTTTACACAACCGATGGCTCTACTGTCGTACAACCTGTTGCATCATCAAATACAGTTTCTTTGAGTACATGGACTCATGTTGCTATTTCTCGTAGTGGTAGCACTTGGCGTTGTTTTGTTGATGGGACGCTAAGAGGTTCAGACACATACTCTGCAACTTTATATACAGGTACTGGAGTAATTAGCTCTGGCGCGAATCCTGTTGGTGATAACCCATATACAGGTTATATAGATGACTTACGAGTTACCAAAGGTTATGCCCGATACACCGCAAACTTCACACCGCCAACTGCGGCACTCTCAGATACAGGCCCATATTAAGGAACTACCATGCAAATAGCAATCTTAACTAGCCCCATCACAGTTGGCGATTATCGTGAACTGTTTAGCAATACATCGTTTAACTCAAGTGGCCCAAGCGATGAATTCTTGACTGCTAACAATGCTAAGAAGGTCAATGCTTTCAAAGCCCATGACCGACTGACACAGAAGTTGGTTTCATGCTCTGCTTATGACGATGGTGAATTTGTTTCTGTTGTCCAAGTGGCTGACATGAGTGCTGAAGAAATCCAAGCAGCTAAAGATTCTGCAATGGCTCAACTGAGAGCCACACGCAATGCTTTATTGACTGCTTGCGACTGGACTCAGATTGCTGATTGCACCATTCCCAAGAAGGCTGAGTGGGCTACATACCGCCAGACACTTAGAGACTTTCCAGCGACTGTCTCTGATGCCAGGGCGACTGTTACTTGGCCACACAATCCTGATTGGGTTGACACTACTATTTAAGGCAAGTCATGGACGCTGATGTTGATAAGCGCCTGGCGGTGCATGAGGCCATTTGTGCAGAGCGATATAACTCTATTGCCAATACCTTAAAAGATGGCGACAGACGAATGACCAAGATTGAATATCTGCTTTATGCAGCAATCTTGGCCGTTTTGCTTGGACCAGGTGTGGCTGCCGAATTCGTTAAAAAGATTTTCGGGCTATGAAAGACTGGGCCGTGGCATTTATCGCTGCGGTCTGCATCACGGCCCTTGTGGTCTGGTCCACATATATTATTGTTTGGGCGATGAGATGAGATGGGCCATCCTTTTACTTGTCTTACTCTCATTCCTTGTACTGGCCCAGCAGACAAGGTGCAACCCCATCGATCTCTACAATGTCAGCTGGATAGGAAACCCAAGCACCAGGCATGAGCAGATGTCCATCTGGCTGACCAGAAATGGCGACACTTGCTCTGCCGAGCAGCTGGTGGGAATCTGGAACAAGCTCTCAGAGTGGGCCGGTGTCGCTGATTCCCAAGAGCTGAGAGGCAAGGTGCTTTACTTCTACGAGCGAGCAGCGCAAAGGGAGAAGCCGAAATGAGCATTGATAAAATCCGCTGGTTTCCCATTGTTGATGCCACTGGCTACCCTCAGAAGACCGATGGGACTCAAAGACGCATAGAGAAATTTCAAGAGGAACACCGGACCATTGTGAAGGCTGCCAAGGCAGAGGAAAAGCTCGATGATTTACTGTTTGAGCTATATTGCAAAAAAGCAGAACAGCAAAAAATCAGGCTTGAGATATTCACAAATAGGAAATTAGATTTTTATGTGTGAGGCGAATGATGGAAAACACAAAAGAAAAGCTGACCTTTTACGTCACCTTTATGGTGAGCATTACATTGTGCATCTCAGTTTTGGCCATGGTCGCAGCCTTTATCCTCGGTTTGTGGGCCAAGGAAGTGGACAACGGGGAAATCTTCAAAATGATCAGCCCAGCATTCAGCACCCTGATCGGGGGCATGATCGGGTTTTTAAGCGGAATTAAACTCAACCAGTCTGAAGACGACAAACCAAAGGAGAGAAAAGATGATGGGACTAGATGCGCTGCTGCAAGTGGGCGGGAAACTGATCGACAAACTGATACCTGATCCAGAGGCTAAAGCCAAGGCCCAGTTTGAGCTGACCAAAATGCTCCAAGATGGTGAGCTGGCCAAGATGGCCAACGAGACCAAGCTCTTTGAGGTGGAGCAAGAAAATGTCACCAGACGCGCTGAAGCTGATATGGCCAGTGACTCTTGGCTGTCTAAAAATATACGCCCTATGACCCTTGTATTCCTTTTGGTGGCCTATTCTGGTTTTGCCATTGCATCCATCTTTGATCTTGAAACCCGTGGTGCTTATGTCGAATTACTGGGCCAGTGGGGTATGTTGGTGATGTCTTTTTATTTTGGTGGCCGAACAATGGAAAAAATTGCTGATAGGGTGAAAAAATGAAAGAGAACTTTGAATCTTGTTTGAAAGCAGTGCTGCACCATGAGGGTGGCTATGTCAACCACCCAAGCGATCCTGGTGGCATGACCAACCTTGGCGTGACCAAACGGGTCTGGGAAGAGTGGGTGGGCCATGAGGTCGATGAGAAGACCATGCGCGCATTAACTCCAGAGATTGTCGGCCCCATGTACAAAGCCAAATATTGGGACAAGGTCAAGGGTGATGATCTGCCTGCGGGTGTCGATTATTGCGTCTTTGATGCTGCCATTAACTCTGGCCCAGGCAGGGCTGCCAAGTGGCTGCAAGCGGCTGTGGGTGTCGAGCCTGATGGCGGCATTGGTCCAAAGACCTTGCAGGCCGTGGCCAGCATGGATGCCAATGAACTGGTCAGTGCCTACAACGACAGGCGCTTGTCTTTTTTGCACGATCTGCCCACCTGGCCAACATTCGGCAAGGGATGGGCAAGACGGGTCGCAGAAGTCAAGGCCGCTGGTTTAGACATGGCATAAGGTGGCAAAATTGAGCTATGGCCAGCCAAACACAACAACTTGAGAATCCAACCCCACCAGGACTCGGTTATCCGACCGAGACCTATGAGCGCAGGCATTTCAATGAAAACAATGGTGCATTGACTGTTTACTTTAAGAAACTGTCATTTGTGCTGGGGTCTTTGTTTGGACCAAGGGGCGGTCGATTTATGAATGCACCTTATGGTGCATTTGAAAGCACTGTGGACCAAACGGCAGCAGCGGCCAACACGGCATATGCCATGACACTGAATACTGTCGATTACGCCAATGGCGTGAGTGTCGTAAGCAATTCACGCATCACAGTGGCTGACGCTGGCATTTGGAATCTGCAATGGTCTGGCCAGTTTGAAAACCCAGACTCTCAGGACCATGATGTCAGGGTCTGGCTCAAGATCAATGGCACTGTGGTCACTGGATCAACTGGCTTTTTTGCAGTGCCAAGCAAACATGGTGCGGTCAATGGCCATGCCCTGGTTGGCTGGAATTACTTTTTGAGCTTAAACGCAGCCGATTATGTAGAACTTTGGTGGGAGACTGATAGCACTCAGGTGAGCATTCAGACCTATGCGGCATCAGGAAGTTATCCCTCAACGGCATCACTTATTGCGACAATGACATTTGTCTCAAATATTAAATAAATACTGCCATGTACATACCCTTAAAATTACCCCCAGGTGTTTTCCGAAATGGTACTGAATACCAGGCAGCAGGCCGCTGGTATGACGCAAACCTAGTGCGCTGGTATGAGGGGACACTCAGACCCATCAATGGATGGCGCACCAGGTCAAGCTCACAGATGTCTGGCTCATGCCGAGGCATCATCACTTGGCGCGATAACAGTGGCAACCGATACATTGGCGCTGGAACGCACACCAAGCTCTACGCCATGAATGAGGCGGGGACACTCAAAGACATTACGCCAACTGGCTTCACCAGTGGCTATGCAAGCTCCACAACCCTGACAGGCTATGGTTACAGCACCTATGGCACATTGGCCTATGGCATTGCACGGCCAGACACTGGCACGCCAATCCCTGCCACCACCTGGTCACTCGATACATGGGGCGAGTATTTGATTGCTTGCTCCAGCACCGATGGCAAGATTTATGAGTGGCAATTAGGCTTTTCAACACCCACACTGGCCGCAGCCATTACCAATGCACCAACTGGAAACAAGGCAGTTTTGGTCACGCAAGAGCGCATTATCTTTGCCCTTGGCGCTGGTGGAAACCCACGCAAGGTGCAGTGGTGCGACCAAGAGAACAATACCCAATGGACACCAGCAGGCGACAACCTTGCAGGCGACTATGACTTAGCCACGCCTGGCTCATTGATCGCTGGCAAGCGGGTCAAGGGTGTGAATCTGCTGTTTACAGATGTGGATGTCCACACGGCCCAGTATGTTGGCGCTCCATTCGTCTATGGCTTTGAGAAGGCTGGCTCTGGCTGCGGTCTCATTTCAGCCCAAGCGGTGGCGGCCATTGACACTGCGGCCATTTGGATGTCACGCGCAGGCTTTTGGATATATGACGGGTATGTCAAGCCATTGCCAAGTGATGTGTCAGATTACATATTTGACAACATCAACTATGCCCAAGCCTCCAAAATCTATGCGGTCCATGTCAGCAAGTATGGTGAGATTTGGTGGTATTACCCAAGTGCATCGAGCAATGAGAATGACAGTTATGTCACTTTCAACTACCGCGAAAACCACTGGAACATTGGCACATTGGCCAGAACTGCTGGGGTCGATGCCGGAGTGTTTACCTATCCTTTGATGGTCTCTAGCACTGGTTACATTTACGAGCATGAAGTTGGCTTTAACTATGACAGCGCCAGCCTTTACGCTGAAAGTGGCCCAGTCCAATTGGGCAATGGCGACAACATCATGTCGGTGCGCCAAGTTGTCCCAGACGAGCAGACATTGGGTGAGGCGGTGGTCTCATTCAAAACCAGAAATTACCCAACTGGCACTCAATCGTCATTTGGACCATACACGGCAGCCAACCCAACTTCTGTCAGGTTTTCTGGCCGCCAAGTCAATATGCGGGTTACTGGCAACACCTTGGCTGATTGGCGTGTTGGCGTGATGAGGCTTGATGCTGTCCCAGCTGGTAAGCGATGAGTGACCAAGAACAACTGGAAAGACTGCGCCACCATGTGGAGGCTGCTTTAGAATACAGTGGAGGCACACATAATTTTGACGATGTCGCTGAGATGGTTGAGGATCACAGATTGCAATTGTGGCCAGCCAAAGACTCGGTGGTGTTGACAGAGATCATTGTCTATCCCAGGCTCAAGAATTTGCATTATTTTCTGGCTGGTGGCGACCTAGATGAACTCTCAAGGATGAGACCATTGATCGAATCCTGGGGCAAGTCTATTGGCTGCACCAGGGTGACTTTGGCAGGCCGAAGAGGCTGGTCAGAGACATTTTTGAAAGACGAAGGGTACAAACCGAAGTGGTCTGTACTTGCAAAGGAACTTTAGGGGAAGACTTATGGCTACAAAGACCGAAGAACTATTGGCGTATTTACAGACACCAGGCTTGTCAGATGCGCAAATTGCCAATGAAATAAACCGAATTGGAATTTCAGCGCAAGAGGTTTCTGCCCTGACGGGTGTGCCAGTGGACACTGTGCAGCAGCGCATTACAGCTGCAACGCCAGTCACAACGGCTACAAGCACAAAGCCAACCTTTGCAACGCAAGCAGAGACTGGTCTTTATGACTATCTGCAAACACCTAATTTGACCGATGCGCAAATTGCTGCTGAAGTGAATCGTTTGGGTTTAAATGCCCAGCAAATCTCAAGCATGACGGGTGTGCCAGTGAGCCAAGTGACATCAAGACTTGCACCATTTGCCCCCAAGACTGTGGTTAACACAACAAACACAGCCACAAACAATTACGATGCATTTGCCAATTGGCTCAAGACAACGCCCAATTTGACTGACACGCAGATTGCTGCTGAGATGAATCGTCTTGGCATCACAACTGGCCAAGTGGGTCAGATCACTGGAATGCCTGGCACAGACATTGAAAATCGTTTCAGAGCGACAGCACCATTTGCTGGTGCGACACAAGGCTTTGCCCAGAACTTCAACAATTACCAGTCAATCCCAATTGGGTCTCAGTACAACCCATTTGCAGTGGGTGGCAGTGGTTCACCCTACGGCCAGATCATGGGCCAGATGAAACCAGTTGGCAATCCTTATCAAAATGTTGTCGGCAACTTGCCAATGGGCGGCTATAACCCTGGTCTCTATGACCAGATCGCTGCGGCCAATACTGCTAAAACGGCAGCAGATGCGGCAGCAATAGCGGCAACACAACAAAATGATTCAAGCAGCACTGGTGGCGCAGCCAAGGGCGGCTATGTCCATGGCGGCCTGATGTTTGGCCCAAACCCTCCTGGTCCAGATGATGGCGCTGTCAATCTTGATTTGGGTGAATATGTGATCAAGAAGTCTTCAGTCGATAAATACGGCAAGGGACTCTTGGACATGATCAATGAAGGCAAAGTGCCTGCCAAAAAAATGAAGTCTTTACTCGGATAAGGTGGCAATATGTCAAAAGGTGGAACAACAACCTCAACAAGCTCCATTGATCCACAGATCAAGGAAGCATTCTTAGCCAACTTTCAGCAGGCCCAAGGGGTCGCTGGTGCATTGCCAGTCCAGCAGTTTGCTGGCTATAACCCAATGTACCAGGCAGGCGAGGAGGCTCTGGTCAACGCTGGCCTTGCTGGCCCAGGCATCAGTGGCACAGACTTGGCAGCCCAAATGGCCGCTTATGGCGGTGTCTATCAGCCTGGTCAGATCACAGCGCAGCAGACCAATCTTGGACTTGGACAAGGACCAGGCACTATTGGCTCTTACATGAATCCATACACAAGCATGGTGCGTGAAAACGCATTGGGCGATCTGGAGTCTGCAAGACGCGCTGCTATTGCCCAGACTGGTGAACGCGCAAACGCTGCCCGTGCATTTGGTGGATCACGCCAAGGTGTGGCCGAGGCTCTGACAAACCAAGGGTTTGCCAAGCAGGCCGCCACACTTGGGACAACATTAAACGAGCAGGCATTCAACCAAGCAATGGCCATGCAGCAGGCTGACATTGCACGCAGATCAGCAGCCGACATTGCCAATCAGCAAGCAGGCTTGCAAGGTGCGCAATTGCGTACTGGTGCGGCTGGCACTCTTGGTGGTCTTGCTGCACAGCAACAAGCATTGCGTCTTGGTGGCGCTCAAGCCGTCATGGGCGCTGGTGGTGCGCGTCAAGCATTGGACCAGCAACAAATGGATGCGATCCGCAACATTGGCCTCCAGCGTCTTGGCGTGGTGCAAACCAGTTTGGGTGCGCAGCCTGCCAATTTGGGCATGGTCACTCAGACTCCATACAGTCAAAACCCAGTATCTGGCGCCCTTGGTGGTGCTATGGCTGGCGGTCAATTGTTTGGGCCTTATGGCGCTATTGCTGGTGGAATTCTTGGCGCACTTGGTTAAGGGGTAAAAAATGGCTGATTTTGATTTTCAAGGTCTTTTAGGCAATATGTTTGGTGGCGACTCTGGCAGTGAATTAGAAAAACTGTTAACGGCCCAACAACGCCAGCGTTTAGGAACTCAATCTACATTGGCAGCAGCTGCTGCACTTTTGAAGGCTGGTGGCCGTAGTCCACAACGCATTAGTTTAGGTCAAGCTCTTGGTTCTGCCCTTGAGGCTGGCCAAGGTGCTTATGAGAAAGGCACAACAAACGCATTTCAGCAAATGCTTTTGGGACAGAAGCTCAAAGAAGGTCAGCAAGAGCTGGCAGGCAATGAGGCTTGGAGAAAGTTAATTGGCGGCCAAGGTCAGCCAACAACTGCATTGACTCCAGAGCAAGCGGCTTTGGCTGCACCAACAACTGTGGCTGGCCCTGCTGGTCCAACAGTGGCTCGCGCTCAACTGGCCCAGCAAATGCCTGCGCCAGTGGCAACATCCACAGACCCATTGGCATTCCTTAATCCAACACAACGCGCCTTAATCGGTGGAATGCCACGCAAAGAAGGTTTGCCAGAAGTATTAAAGATTGCACAATCACAAGCTGAATATGGCCCTCCAACGCCAGTGGTTATGAATGGCAAAACAGTCATGTTGCAGTACAACAAGATGGGCCAGTCAAGAGTCGCTGAAGGCGCTATGCCATACGAGGCCCAGTCGCCAGACATTCGCGCTGTGGAATACATCAGTGGCCAGCCATTGGCTGGAACTGGTACAGCAGGCATTGGTCAAGTTGGCGAGTATCGCAAACAAATTGCACCAACAACAAAAGTCGATGTGAAACTACCGCCTGGACAATCTCAATTCGTGGCTGGTGCTGGAACTGAAACAATCAAAGTGCTGGGAGAATTAACACAAGGCGCAAGGTCTGCCAATGACACATTGATCAATGTAGAAAAAATGCTGCCTGCGCTTGATAAGGCTATCCTTGGACCAGCCGCTGATTACAGAACTACCATGCTCAGAATCGGTCAACAACTAGGTGTTGCTGGCGCTGACGCAAATGAGCAACTAGCAAACACCAGAATTGTGGTCCAAGGTTTGGCCCAGCAAGAACTTGATGCTGCGGCCCAAATGCGTGGCCAAGGTTCATTGACAGAAGGTGAGCGTGGAATTCTTAGACGCGCAGCTGCTGGCGATCAAACACTGAGCGCTGCTGAGATTAGGCAAGCGTTAGCATCAGCACAGAAAACAGCTCGATATCGCCTAGCAACGCAAGAAGATTATTTAAAACGAGCAATGAAAATACCAGGCTTTGAGCAGTTTGCACCTATGTATGAGGTCACGCCTTATAGTGGTGGCGGCGGTGGTGGTGGCAATCCATTGCTAAACGCCATTGACAGACAACTTCAATTGCGCTCTTCTGGAGGTCCACGATGAGCGATGCATTAGAAAATTTCACGACCGAAGAACTGCTTAAGATTAAGGCTGGAGATGTCTCTGGCCTATCTACTGAAAAACTTCAAATTCTTAAAGGCATTCTGTCTCAAAGCATAGACATTGATCGCCCAGCACCAGCGCCTGCATTGTCCCAGCCATTGCCACAAGCGCCAACCCAACGCCTGCGCTCTATTGCGCAGGGCGTGACCCTTGGCTCTGCCGATGAGATGGAAGCGCGTTTGCGCGCATCTGTCACTGGTGAAGACTACGGCAAAGTGCTTAATGAAATTCAAAACAAGATGAAGGCTTACCAGGCTCAAGCCCCATTAGAGGCATTGGGCTATGAGGCACTGGGCGGTGTTGGATCAGCGGCTGCATTGACTGCGGCCACTGGTGGCACAGCTGCGCCATTGACTGGTCCAAGAATGGCCGCCAGTGTCGCCCCATTGGTCAAAGCATTGGCCGGAACTTCTGCGCTTGGTGGAATTCAAGGCGGTATTACAGGGTTTATGACTGGCGAAGGCGACTTTGCAGCCCGTGCGGCCAGAGTGCCAAGCTCAACAATGATGGGTGCAACCCTTGCCCCAGCAGTGCAGGCCACATTCATGGGCGCTGGCAAGGTCACAGACATGGTCCTAGACAATGCCAGACGCATGGCTGGTGGCCGTGGTGGCAGGGCAGCAGAGGCTGAAATTCAGCGCCTGGCTGGAGAGACAGGTCTCACCACAGACGAGATCGTGCAGCGCATTGCCAATGGTGAAATCTTGGCTGAAAATCAAACGCTACTGCAAGCTGTGCGCGGTTTGTATACCCAAGGCGGCAAGGCATCGACAACGATTCAAGGCGCTTTATCTACACGCCCAGATACATTGCGCAGAGAAGCCTTGACAGATATGCAGCAAAAGTTGGTCAGCGGTCTTAATCCCAACTTTGTTGGACCACGCCCACAGAATGAAAATGTTTTGCGTTTTTATCGATCAACGAATGACGAAGCAAGGGCATTAGAAAACCAAGCCTACAAAGACGCTTATGGCACTGGCGGCATCATTGGCCAAGATTTATTGGTAAGCCTTAAAGACGCACTGCAAAGATCGCCAACGGCCATTGCCGACATCAACGCAATCTACACGGCCCAGACAGGCAAGAAACCATTTTTCTCTTTTGACAAAGATGGCAACATTGTGTTTGCCAAAGCGCCAACATTGGAAGATGCTGAAGTTGTCAGGCGAGGCATCCAGACTTCAATTGACTCTGCCTTTACAAGTGGCAAGGGTGGTGTTGGAGCAGCGCTTAAACCCGTTGAGGGCGCTTTAAGAGATGCCATTGATTCATCATCACCAAGACTGGCTGCAACCCGTGCTGAAGCCTCACAGCTTAGAAGCGCAAGGGATGCATTCAAAGAAGGCCGGACCATCTTTAGCAAGAGCGCTGACGAAGTCCAAATAATGATGGAAGACATGGCCAGCAATCCTGGTGCAGTCAATGCGTTTAGGGCTGGCGCTATGGATGCAATTCGCAATCAGATGGGATCAGGTCGAGCCAAGTCAATGATGGGTGTGCTGGCCAGTCCAGAGACTAAACAAGGCGCTATCTTGCGCACCATTTATCCTGGTGACGAGCTTGATGGCATCTTGACCCGCATTGGCACAGCTGCCCAGTCGCAGGCTGCTAAAAACAGGGTTCTTGGCGGATCGGATACAGCGTCATCGGTAATGCAGGCTGCGCGTACTGGCTCGACCATTACCGCTGACGAGCTGGCCAGTGCTGCAACTGGAAGCCCCATGGCTGCATTCCGAGTGGTCAGCAAGATGCTGGGTGAATCAAACAAGGGAATGTCGGAACAGGACCGCCAGCGAGTGGCCCAGATTCTGATCTCAGAAGACCCAGAGATTGTGCGCAAAGCATTGCGTGATGAAAGCGGCATGGCCAGATTGCAGCAGGCCGTGGCGGCTGGCGCGAGAATGCTTGAAAAGACTGTGCCTTATGGCGCAAGCTACATTGGTGCAACAGCGCCAAGACCTCTCTACGGCCAATAAGGAGTAAACATGGCTGGCTTACTTGATGATGTTTTGGGCTGGATGCAAGACCCCAGACGCACTCAGCAATTGCAGGGTACGGGCAGGGCAATCCAGCAAGGTCTTTTGAACATTGAAGAGAAAGACAAAAAGTTTCAAGACCTTTATGACAAGGCATTTGGTGATCCAAAAAATATAGCCAAAGTCACAGACAAAAAGGCTTTGTCTGAACTGACTGACATGATGATGGCTGGGCCAATGGCAATTGCGCCAATTGGAATGACTCAAAATGTATCCAAGGCATCTGCAAGAAATGTCAAAAAAGGTTCTGTCGCTACAGTATTTGACAACGTCACAGATTACAACGAAGCAATGAAGCTGGCCCAAAAGGGCGCTCATTTAAAGCAAGACCCATCAGGTCAGTACATTGGTGGGCCAAGATCAACTGGGCCTGTCGGCTTAACTGTGGACAGTCCTGGTGCCTTATCAAATATGCGCCAAAGGGCAGATAAAAAAGTTGAAGCCGGTGCAT